TCCACCGGCCCTGACGTGATCCCCGGCCGGCCGTGGACTCAGGAGTACGCTGACCGGCGCTGCGATCTAGACGCCATTCGCTTCGCCAAGGGCGCGCTTGCCATGTGCCCGTCTCTGGAGGGCGATTCCCTGTCGGCCATCGCGGACTTCGCCTACAACCTGGGCCTCGGGCGCCTGCGCGCGTCTACCCTGCGCCGCCGGATCAACGAGGGAGACATGGCCGGGGCGGTGGCCGAACTCGGCAAGTGGGTTCGGGGCGGCGGGCGCGTGCTGCCCGGCCTTGTCGCGCGCCGCGCCGCCGAAGCGAGCCTCCTCGCGTGAACTTCGACCTCGCCCGCTTCGCCGCGCTGCCGGAGGCCGAGCAGGTTGCGGTCATCAATTCGCTCACCGAGGAAGAGTACGACGCCCTGGTGGGGTGGAAGGAGTGGCATGGGCTGCGCGTCGCGGCCCGCAGCGACATCCTTTCCCTGCTACGGTTCGTCATGCCGCACCCGGAGCACTTCCAGGACGGCCGCAAGTCTCGCTACGGCGTCAACGTCCACCACAAGGTCATGGCAGAGGGGCTGGAGGAGGTGCTGGCCGGCAAGTGCCTGCGCCTTGCGATTTCCATGCCTCCGCAGCACGGCAAAAGCACGACGGTCAAGGGATTCCTTGGTTCGCACGTGGGGCGCTTCCCGTGGAAGCACCTCATGTTCGGCACGTACAACCAGACGTTTGCCGACGAGAACGGCGACGACCTTCGCGCCATCATCAACAGCGACGAATTCAAGCTCGCGTTCCCGAAGGCGGGCCTTCGCACCGGCTCCAAGGCGAAGGATCACATGGTCACGACCGAGGGCGGCAAGCTGTCCTTCCTTGGCCGCGGCGGTTCCGGTACGGGCCGTCCGGCGGACGGGTTCGTGATCGACGACTTCTTCAAGGACGCGAAGGAGGCGGAGTCGAAAACTATCCGTGACGACGCCTGGAACTGGATCACGCGCGTCGCCAACACTCGTCTGCACGCGCTGTCGTGGTGGGTGATTGTGGCAACGCGCTGGTCCGACGACGACCCCATCGCGCGCCTGACCGACCCGAAGAATCCGCACTACAACGAGAGCGTGGCGAAGCAGTGGAAGGTCATCAACCTGCCCGCCATCGTTGACGAGCCGAACATCGCGCAGATCCTCGGGAAGAACCTTGGCGACGCGCTGTGGCCGGAACGCTTCCCGCTGGAGTTGCTGCACACCGCGCGGCAGATGGACCCCTACGGCTTCTCGGCGCTCTACATGGGCCGCCCGACGCCGCCCGAGGGTGCGTTCTACAAGGACTGGATGCTCGCCACCTACGACCATCCGAAGCAATTTCCGTCGCGTGGCCGCTTCTACATGACGGCCGACCTTGCCGTGAGCCCGGAGCGCGACGCGGACAAGTCCTGCATCGGCATTTGGGGGCTGGACGAAAACGGCGACCTGTACCTGCACCCGGAGCTCTTTTGGGACAAGAAGGCGTCCGATGAGTCCGTGGAGCGGCTGATCTATCTCGGGTCCACGTTCCATGTGTCCGACGCCTATTTCGAGAAGGGGCAAATGGACCGCGCGATCGGCCCGTTCCTCGAGAAACGCCATCAGGAATTGGTGCAGGCCGGCAAGGGCGCCTCGCCCGATGGCACGCCCTACAAGCCGCGCTACTTCAACATGCAGCGCATGCCCGTGGCCGGAAGCAAGGGGCTGCGTTCGGTGTCCGTGCGCGGCCTCATGTCGCAGAAGCGCGTGAAGTTCCCGTCGTTCGCGCCGTGGTGGACTGCGGCGAAGGAACAGTTGCTCAAGTTCACCGGCAGCGGCAACGACAAGGAGGATGACTTCGCGGACATGCTGGCCTTGATCGGCCAGGCCGTCGAAGATCAAGTCCGCCCCTCCGCTGAAGTGGAGGACAAGGTGATCCAGTTCCGCCCGACGATGCGCTGGATGACCGCCAACCACCGCGCCGAGCGCGAAGCCGCGCGCCTGCGGGCCAATCTCAGGGGTATGTAAATGGAAGAACTTGCCGAACAACAATCCTCCGGCGTCGAACGAGAGCCGCCGCAGACCTCCGAGGCGGAAACGAAGCTCGTCAAGCAGTGGTGCGAGGACATCGAGAACGCCAAGCGCCATTGGGAGGACGACTTCAAGCGGATGCGCGACGACGCGAAGTTCGAGCGCGGCCTGCAGTGGGAGAACCAGAGGGCGAAGGACGATCGCTACATCGCCAACCTGACTAAGAGCCACATCCGCAGCAAGGTCGCGGCGCTCTACGCGAAGAACCCGAAGGTGCAGGCGAGGCGCCGGCCGAAAATCTACTACCAGGCGTGGGACGGCTCGCCGGAAATGCTGCAGCAGGCGCAGTTGACCCTCGCGGCCATGCAAAACCCGGCCGGAGCGCAGGCCGCCATTGCCGCAGGGCAGGCGCCCCAGCCTACGATGGACCCGGAAACCGCGACGCTGGTCATGCGGGACCACGAACAGGGCCGGGCCATGAAGGCGGTCTACGACAAGATGGGCCGCACGCTCGAGATCGTGGCGCAGTACAGCCTCGATGAGCCGATCCCCAAGTTCAAGACCCGCGCGAAGCAGTTGGTGCGGCGCACCTCCATCTGCGGCGTCGGCTACGTGAAGCTGGGCTACCAGAGGCTGCTCAACCGCAGCCCGGATCTCATGGGCCGGATCAAGGATTCGACCGACCGCCTTGAGCACCTGAAGCGCATCCGGGACGACCTGACCGACGACAAGCTGGACGTGGCCGACGCCGAGGCCGCGGAGCTGGAGCTGAACCTTGCCTCGCTGCAGAAAGAGGCCGAGGTCATCATCCGCGAGGGTCTGGTGTTCGACTTCCCGAAGGCGTGGAGCATCATCATCGACCCCGCCTGCACGGAGATCAAGGGCTTCATCGGCGCGGGCTGGGTGGCGCAGGAGTTCATCTTCACCCCGAAGAAGGCGCAGGAGATTTGGGGCGTGGACGTGTCCTCGTCCTTCACCCCGCACTCAGCCGAAGGCCGGCGCATCGCCGCCACCTCCAAGGCGCAGAAGCTCGCCGCCTTCTACGAGGTCTATGACCTGACCGGCCAGGTGTGCTTCACCCTCTGCCTCGGCTACCCCGGCTTCATCAAGGCGCCGGGGGAGCCTGACGTGTGGCTGGAGCAATTCCACCCCTTCTACCAGCTCACCTTCAACGACGTGGAGGACGACGAAAGCATCTATCCGCCCTCGGACGTGAGCCTCCTGCGGCCGATGCAGGTGGAGTACAACCGTTCCCGCGAGGCCCTGCGCCAGCACCGGATCGCCAATCGGCCGGCGTGGGTGGCCGTGAAGGGGCTGTTCGGGGAGCACACGAAGGAACGGTTCGGAAACCACGTCGATCACGAAGTCATCGAGCACGACCTGCCGCGGGACGTGGATCTGTCCAAGGCGCTGCGCGAAAAGCCCAAGGCGCCCATCGACCCGGCGGTGTACGAAACCGAGCACCTGTACGCGGACATGATGCGCGCGGGCGGCCGGCAGGCGGCGAACTTGGGGGGCACTTCCGGCGCCACGGCCACGGAAGTCACGGTGGCCGAGCAGTCCCGGTCGGACGGGGATTCCTCGAACGTGGACGACCTGGACGAGTTCCTGACCGACGTGATGCGCGGGGCGGGGCAGATCCTGCTCCTCAACATGAGTGAGCAAACGGCCAAGGAGATCGCCGGTCCGGGCGCGGTGTGGCCGCAGCAGTCGAAGAAAGAGGTGGCGCGGGAACTGTGCCTTGAGGTCCGGGCCGGTTCCTCCGGGCGCCCGAACCGCCAGGCGAGGCTGCTTGCCATCGAAAAGACGGCCCCGTTCCTCCTGCAGACGCCGGGCTTCAAGCCGAAGAAGCTGGGCGAGCTTATCTTGATGGAGGTGGACGAAACCCTCGACATCGAGGAGTTCTACGAGGACGGCCAGCCTTCCATCGTCGCCATGAACGCCGCGAAGAACGCGATCGGCGGGGTGGGCGCGGGCGGCGATGCGCCGATGGCCGCGCTGCAAGGCGGTCAGGGAGGCATGAATGCGCCGCAGGCCGCGGAGTCCGGCGCGCGCACGCAGAACCTGGGCGGGGCGGGTGGAGGCGCGCCTAACCCTTTGACAGTGCAATGACATTGCCTCAGAGTAAACGCGAAACGGACCCTAAATGACCACCGAAACGCAGGAAGTCGCGCCGGACGCCACCGCGGAAACCACCGCGGCGACGGATGCCGGCCATACCGCCACCGGGGAAGCCGGCGGCACCAGCACGCCCACCACCGAGCCGCAAGGCGCGGAAGGGCAAGGCGCAACGGCGTCGGCCTCGCCAGCCGACAAGGGCAAGCAAGCCGAACCCAAGACCACCTTCGAGGCACTGCAGCGCGTGTACGAAAAGTCGCGTGCCGAGGCCGAAAAGGCGGCGGGGAAAACGGCAAACGGGGAGTCGCCCGACCCGGAAGCGAGTGGTGAGCCGGCGAAAGCCGGCGCGGAGGCCGAGAAGTCTGCGGCCCCTGCGGATGACCTCCTCGGCAGAGTCCCGGATGCGGAGTGGAAAGCCACCCCGCGAAAGACGCGCGAGCGCATCGAAGCGTTCCGCGACCGGGTGAAGGCACTCGATGGGACGGTCCAGGAACTTGCGCCCAAGGCGAAGGTTGCGGACCAGCTCGGCGGCTACCTGCAGCGCACCGGCATGACGGTGGAGCACGCGAACAGCGCGCTTGCCCTCTATGCGGCGGTGCTGCACGACCCGGCGAAAGCCAAGGCGGCGCTTGCGCCGCTGGTCGAATACGTGGACCGGCAACTCGGGGAAATCATGCCCGATGACATCCGGCAGCGTGTGGATGCTGGCGAAATCAGCGAGGCGGCGGGCAAGGAATTGGCCCGCACGCGGATGGAGGCGGCCCGTTCCGGTGCCCGTGTCCAGCAGCACGCCGAGCAGACCCAGCGGGTGAACGAGGAAGGCAAGCGGCGCGAGGAAGTCGCGCGGCGTGCCCAGGAGGTGACGCAAGGGGTTTCGACGTGGGAAGCGTCGTGGCAGGCAACGGACCCGGACTACTCGAAAAAGGCGCCGCACGTCATCAAGCGGCTCACTCGGGTACTGGAAGCCGAGGCGAAGTCCGGTGTGATCCGCACGCAGCAGGAGGCGGTCGCGCTGGCGAAGGAAATTCGCGCCGAGGTGGAAAAGGATCTTGCGGAGCTTGCTCCGCGCCCGCGTGAGCAGCGAGTGGTGACTGGCGGCAATCAACCCGTTGCCGCACCACCGCCCAAATCCAGCCTCGAGGCCGTCAACCGCGCCTACGAGGAAATGCGGCGGAGGAACGCGGCGTAGTCCTAAAAGGAAAACGCCATGGCGCTCACCGCCGACGAACTGGTTTCCCTCAGCAACGCCTCGCTCGACCACTACATCCGGTCGCAACCGGAGTCGCAGATCCTCCAGGATCGGCCGCTCTACAACGACATGATGGCGAACGCCAAGTCCTTCAACGGCGCGGAGGAGTACATCCGCAAGAACGTGAAGGGCGTGTACTCGTCCAGCATGGTCGGCTACTCGCACGACGACGAGGTTTCCTACGTCAACCCGGCCAACATCAAGCAGGCGAAGGCCAAGTGGTACGAAGTCGCCTCGGGCATCAAGGTGTTCTACACCGAGCTCAAGGCGAACGGCATCCACGTCCTCGACTCCGCGATGGGCAAGAACGTGTCGGCCTCGGCCGATGAGCTGCAGCGCATCAGCAACATCTTCGACGACAAGAACGAGGATCTGATGGAAGGGTCCGAGCGTTCGCTGGCGGAGATGTTCTGGCGCGACGGCACGCAGGACGCCAAGGCGCTGCCCGGCATCCTGTCGTTCATCGTCAACAGCCCCTCCACCGGCACGCGCTTCGGCATCGACGCCGCGGCGAATTCCTGGTGGCGCAACCGGGCGAACCTGGCGATCGACGCCTCGACGGCCAGCAACAACAACCTGGTCAACGAGCTCCAGCAGGAGGTCCGCCAGCTCCGCCGCTACGCCCGCAAGCCCAAGCACAAGGTCTACGCGGGGTCGGACTGGATGGAGGCGTTCGAGAAGGAACTGCGCGCCAAGGGCAACTACACCCTGACCGGGTGGGCGAAGTCCGGCCGCATCGACGCCAGCATCGCGGACCTGGAGTTCAAGGGCATCGAGATCGTGTACGAGCCGCTGCTGGATGACCTGTCCCGCGCGAAGTACGGCTACATCCTCGACCTGAACGCCATCCGCCTCTGGAAGATGGACTCGGAGTGGATGGTGCGCCACAACCCGGCGCGTCCGGCCGAGCAGTACGTGCTCTACCGTGGCATCACCTGCACGGGCGCGATCATGGCGACCCAGCTCAATTCGAGCTGCGTCACCTCGATCGCCTAAAGCAGCAACGGGGGCCGGGCATGGTGCCCGGCCCCGTCACCAAGCGAGGAAACATGACTTCGACCAACCCGATCACCCTCAAGACCTATACCGCTGTCCTGCGC